ATTCGTAGGCGTTCATTGTTACCGCCTGTATCAAATACAATTCTTCCAGTAGCGGTTGATGCGCGAAGAAGAACTTCGTTTGTGGAAGCAACCAATCGCCCAACTGTTATACCGTCGTCTTGAAATTCAATTAAACCGCCGGTACTGTCACCCAAATATAATTGGGCGTAATTGGTAATATTCGCCATTGAAGACACTCCAACCCCCACATTCCCATTCGCGTCAACAAACAGCCGCCCAGTACCATTAGTGCTGATGGCTACTTGGTCTGCACCTGGCGAATAGAGTCCGGTATTTGCGTCGCCGTTAAAAAACAGCGATGGGCTGCCTTCTGACCCAAGGTTTAGCTCAACCTCACCACCGCTTCCAATTCGCACATATACGGAACCCGTCCAACGGTATGTATAGCCCGTATCTTTCGCAACATAGATCTTGCCGGTTTCGCCAGTACCAGGGAAGCCCGCAAGGTCGTCATATTCGACAACATCATCTACATAGCTGGGCAGATAGTCCGAAGGAATCTTGCCAGCGCCATCCAAAGAGAACGGCGTGACATCCAGATTGCCGGTGAATGGGTTAAACGTATAGCTCATGATTAGACCTTAGCAACGCTAGAAAGGTTTCCACTGGAATAAGTCAACGTTAGGGTTGCTACCGTCGTTCCAGCGGCACCGCCCACCTTAAAGACAACATCTTGGGTTCCAGTGCTTGGCGCTGCAGCTGGACTAAATGAAACATAGTCATGCTTTGGGATCTGTAGCCCTTGAACGACGCTGCTCGCGTAGCTGCCATCAGCCTGCCTGATAGCAGTGATGTCATCGGCGTTATAGCTGTAAGGCATGTCTTAGCTCCTTCTGATCGCAATGTTGCCCGGCCCACTGATTCTAAGGCCAGTCAGATAGCGTTCATACAGTGGGGGCACCCTATCAGCACCAACGGCGCCTGATGTCAAGTTTGGCGTGATGCTGATGCTGCCGATTGACACGCTCTTGTAATCCTCAAGCCCGCTCAAGCTGATGCCGTCTGTGTTGTTGTGCAGGTAGACCGCTAGCTCAATTTGAGCTCGCTTGATCTGATCTGGAATCTCGGTGTCTGTGTAGTAGTCCGCTGTGATCGTGAACGGGAACCCGGTTGAATATCGGCTCGAATATGTGTCAGGCTTCCTCACCCCTGTTCGCGGCCACTGCAAAGACTGCGTATCGGTTGCGCGAGCCCCTAGAAACCGCTCACGGTCAAGACGCTGCGTTGCCGCTGCGAGCGCTCGATTCCGTGAAGCAGTGTTTCCTGTGCCCCATTTTGAGGCATCAGAGCTCAACACCATTGCATCAACCAACGCATCAGCGTCAGTCAGCGTCAGGTATGAGTTTGCGTTTGCGGCTCCTGCTGTTGCGACGATTACTACTGCCATCAGTTGATTCCTTTTTGCTGGTCTCCTCCGGTGCCGGAGCAGCGGCAGCCTTGGCGGTGGCTGCTGCTGCTTCCTGCTCCTTCGCCCTTCTAAAAGCGTAGAGCCCCATGATTATGAGGCTGCGGCTTTCATTACTGCAAAGTTCACGACCACAACCTCACCAGCGGTTGAACCGAGGTTTGAAAGTGTTACGTCGAAACTCCCTGCAGCAGTGGCAGACACAAACGCCAAGTAGAGCCCGGTGGTGGCACCAGACTGGACGCTGACCAAAACCACGTCACTAGCGGTAACAGAGCTGTTGGTGACGGTAAAAGTCACCTCGTCGTTACCTGCCAATGATGCGTTATGAGTCGTGATTGCTCCTGATGGAGCGTTCACGGTTACGCCTGTTGCCTTGCTTGTGAGCTGGGTTACAGCCCCGCCGGAAACGTAGCCAATGGCTAGGCCGGCAGATGTTTCAAAAAAGCTTGCCATGATCGATCAATCCATTGCAGAAACGACGGTTGCGCGGACGATTCCAATATTCTTGGTTTCGTACACTTTGGTCCAGTTAGAAGCAGTTGCTAACTGGGTGCGATTTGGGTTGGAATCAGTGACGTTCCATTTTGCACCTACTGGGTGGTAGATGTAATGAAGGTCGATTGACATCGCATCAGACTTCTGCAAGATGTCCCGGTCAACCTCAGTCGAGATCCCAGCTTGCTCGCCACTTGCGACGCTGCCTTGACTGAACATGTAGGTCGCATATTCAGTAGATGCGCCAGATCCAACGGTGTTCACATCGTCAGAGACGATCACACGCATTCCCAGGTAGGTGGGAACTGTCACGTCACCGTAAGCAGCTGCAATCGATCCGCCGGATGCAGTTGCATCACCGCCGGCCACATCTGTTGCCTTGACGTAATCAACAGCACGACGCTCGACAAGTTCGTAATAAACTTTTGAGTGCATACAGATCGTGGTCAGCTTCTCGCCTTGATCACCGAGCAATGCACGGGCCTGCGAAACTTGACGGGGGCTGAGTGATGTTGGAGTATCACCAGATTCGCCGTCAATTGTCAGATCAAAGAAGGCTGATGCTGAGCTGTTGTTGTTGACCGGACCAAACACACCATTAAGACATGCGAGCATATCTTTTTGGCGCTGATGGTTAACGTAATTGGCAACCTTCTGGCCGATGGCGGCCATCGGATCGGAACCAGCGGCAAGAGCGGCAAGATCACGTGATTCCCACGCACGACCGCGATGGAGCACGACGCCAACTTGCTTCTGGGCTGAAATCTTGCTTGGCGTCAATGAAGAGCTGTCAGACAGAACTTCAAAATCACCTGGAAGATTTGCGTTATAAAAGGGAACGTTGACGAAATCGCCGCCCTCTTGTGCCGCATTAAGTGCGGCCAATGGTGCAACGACACCGCTTTGCAAAAAGGCATCACGCCGCGTTGATTCTTCAATCAAATACGGGGTAAAAACCTCTGGAATAATGATGTCAGAGCGCAGAACCGCCATGACTAACCTCCTAAAAAAATGGTTGTTTATTTTTTGGGCGTAACCCTTACGGTTCTGCGTAGCTTCACCTTCATCACATATTAGCGGTTTGCAGCATTTTTCAGCCGTTCGTACAAGTCACGATCAGTTTTGAATAGCCTTCCCTGCTCCGTCAAGTCGAAGCTTTCACGGCTGAATGGGTTCTTCGTGCCCGGCGTGATCTCACCGCTAGCCCTCGAAGATGGCGCACCAGACCCCTGCGGCTTTGGTGCTTTTTGCATCCATGCCGGTGTTTTGGCCTTCGCCCATTCCCCCACAGGGGTGCGCTCATAGCCATCAACTACCACGACAGTGCCATCGGGCTCGCGCTGGATTTGGTCGCGCTTCAGCTGGGTGTTCAGCACCAGTTGAGGATCATGCACCACGTCAGACAATGCGCTGACGGCTGGTGCCATCAACTCAAGCTCTTGAACGCGGTCGGTCAGCTCTTGAATCCGCTTGTCTTTCTCAGTGGCCGATTCCCTGAATTGCTGCTCAAGCGCAGCTTTGGCCTCAGCATATTGCCCTTTGCTTTCCAGCTGGTCTTGCTCCGCTTTTGCCTTGAAATCAATCAGAGCCTGAACGTCAACGTCAGCAGCCTTCGCTTTGTTTAGCTTGCCTATCAGCTCATAATTCTTGCGCTCTAATGCTTCAACGCTTTTCTTCAGCGCTTCAACATCGGCTGTTGGTTGTTCTTGTTCTTGAGACGTAATCTCGTCGGTCATGTGAAACCCGTAAGGCTTATTTGCCTCACCACTTTACTTTATCAGCCCAATAGGCTGCAGATGTTTTGCCTTTGGCGATGTTTTTGGCGTGTCGTGCTTTGAATGATGCACGCTTTGCCTTATCAGCTGCTGATTCACCTTTCCGGGGTGGCTTTGGCTTTGCGCCCTGCATCCCGAAACGAATCAGCTTGGGTTTGCCGGCAACCTTCACCACGACAGCGTGGCTTTTGCCGCTGGGATGGCTTGGCGTTCGGATCGGCTTGTCATAACCGTCAAACGTATGGCCGCCGCGCTTGATGCTCACTTCGTCTTTGGTGCTGCTTTCAGTTGTGATCGACGCTTAAGGACTGGGTTGCCTGTCGATTCTGACTTGAGCTTGATCACTGGATCGTCAGCAGTGCCAACCCTAACGATGTTGCCGCCTCTAGGCCCTTTGATTGCTGCCCTGGCCCCGCCCATTGCGGTAACGGTCCCATAGGTCCGTTTGCCTTGGTACACCCAGCTGACCCGCTGCCCTCGCTTCATTTTTTGCCGCCCTTTTTGCTGCCTTTTTTAGTGCCTTTGGGCTTGTTGTAACCGCCGCATTTCATGCGCTCAATTGCTGCTAAATCAATTCTAGGGCTGCCCGTACCTTGCCTTGAGCTGCTTCAACGTCAGTTCTGAACCATCATTCGCGACAAACTTGCGAATTGCATCCTCTGGCCCATATTTTTTTACCAGCTTGTTCCAATAAGGGATCCTGCTAGGCCCTAAAACGTCGCGTTTCACATTATCGCCCTGCTCCTGCAGCCATTCCCCATAAGACTGATTCGCCGGAACCGTCCGCGTCTTGGCGGCTTTGCTCATCGGCCCTGAAATGATGCCCGGCCTGCGTATCGCACTCGGTGGCGGTTCAGGCATTCCAAGCGCTGCATAGTCGATCTCTGGCACTGTCGTCGATCTGCAGTTGAAATGCTGCGGAGGCAATGGCCCCTTGCCGTAGGCAAACACCTGCTGATCTAATGCCCTGCAGCGTGCGGAGGTTCGTGAATCCAGCGTTGCCACGTATTTGTATTTCTCGGTGATCTCAGCGTTTGCCTTGTAGGTGGCCTGGCTGATCGCATTGGCCACTTGATTTACGCTCGTCCTCACCAGCGTGTTCACCTGATGATTGGCCACTGCTGTGAGCTGACCCCCTGCCTGCGCTAGTTGCCGGACCGATAGAGGCCCAAAATCAGCAAACTTCAAACGGCCCTTTAGGCGCCTTGCCATTTGCGGCCCTGAGTCACCTGCCAAGAACCCAGACTGAACCGTTTTGGTAAACAGCTCGGCTTGAGATTCCGCGATGCCCCTAAAAGCTTTCGATACGGTTGAGCCATTTGGCAGCGTGATCTGAGCGCCCTGCGTTGCTGTCAGCCTGAATGTTGCTGGTGATGGCCCTACCGCTGCAAGCAGGTCATCAGACAGAACGTTCATGCCGATCTCAATTGGATCTGTCATCACAACAGCACGCGCAAAAGCTGGATCGATCTGCAACGCCTTGACCTGGTCGATCATCTGTTCTGGCACCATCTCCAGCAGCTGCGCCCGGATGAATTGTTCCTCAAATGTGGCTAGGCCCTGCAGCTCCCCGGCCAGTAATGCCGAGCTTTCGCCCGCCCAGTTGTCAAGGCTTGCCCGTAGCTGCCGAACGATCTCCCTAAGCCGGGTTTGACGGTCAAATGCCCGTTCATCTTCGACCAATATCTGCAGATCCGCGACAGCTTGCAAAATCAAACGGTTGTAAGCAATCGCGATCTGTTTTGCCTCAGCATTGCTGAACCTGTTTAGATCAACAGCGTGCCGATAAAACTCAGACGGGGTGCTCATTCCTGCAGGCCACCGGCAGCCGTTGCCTCAAGCTCCTCCTCTAGGTCAAAGTCATCACCGAGCACTTCCCCGGCCTCAAGCTGGGTCAACAGCGTGGATTGGGTGATGGTGCCGGCCAGGTACAGCTCAAGCAATGCTTTGATCTCGCCAGGGTCCATTCGAGCGCCCATGAAATCACGGTTGATTAATGCGCTGCCAGGTGATGCGTCGTTTAGGTAGGCAGCATGAAACCGCAGACAATTGTCGATCATGTCCTGCGTATTTTGGGCGATCACCATCATCGTTGAGTCGCCTTGGCTGCGGTCAATGCGCTTTGACTCGGCTGTCTCGGCTGAAAGCTTTTGGCCCAGCACACTGGCTAGGCCCAGCTCATTGATCTGCTTTTCGATCTGATCCAGCCGCTGAAACAATGCGTTGTAGCTGGCCCCGACTGGCTCTAGGTATTGCGCGGATGCGCCTTCAGGTAACGCAAG